ACATAAGATAAAATGGTATCTGACGAAGATAAAGGTGCAACATCAAGTGCCAGTATAGAATCTGAAATCTCTACTATTACAAATAATACTGATGGACCTTATTGGAATAAAAATCATCCAGAACACGATAAGGTAGTACAACAAGTTTATACATTAAGAGAAATGTTAAATAGTTAAATAATTTTAATCCCTTGTATTTTTTTAAAAATTAATATAAGGGATTATTAGTAAGACAATTCGCAAGAACCTTACTGACAATAGGATAGACTATGGTCTAACAGACCTTAAATGCAAGAGACGCCTATCAATACTGATGGAGAACTTTTCTGAATATATAAAGTTAACCAATAATAATGGAGACAAAATATGTCATCACAAATAACTACAGCATTTGTACAGCAGTATTCTGCTAACATACAAATGTTATCTCAACAAATGGGATCATTGTTAAGAGACAAAGTCAGAGTTGAAAGTGTCGTTGGAAAAAACGCATTTTTCGATCAAGTTGGAAAAGTAACTGCTGTTTTAAAAACAAGCAGACATTCGGACACTCCTCAAATAGATACACCTCACTCAAGAAGAAGAGTATCTCTTGGAGATTACGAATTTGCTGATCTAATCGATCAACAAGACAAAGTACGTCTTTTAATAGACCCAACATCATCTTACGCACAAGCCGCAGCTATGGCTATGGGAAGAGCTATGGATGATGTAATCATAACAGCTGCTTTAGGAACTGCTTTCACAGGTGAAACAGGTGCTGGAACGGAAACTGTGCAAACTGGTGTCGCAAAAGGCACTTCTGGTTTAACTGTTGCTAAATTAATTTTAGCAAAAGATTTACTAGATAAAGCAGACGTTGACCCTTCTATACCAAGACACATAATATGTGGTCCAGAGCAACTAGGTAATCTATTAACTGTAGAAGAAGTTTCAAGTTCAGACTACAATACCGTCAAAGCATTAGTGCGTGGCGAGATTGATACTTATCTTGGATTTAAATTCACAGTATCTAATAGACTACCAAAAACAGGTAACGATAGAACGTGTATTGCTTATGCAGAAGATGGTCTTTTACTAGGAATCGGAAAAGATATTTCCGCAAGAATAGATGAAAGAGCCGACAAATCTTACGCTACGCAAGTATATTACTGTCAATCAATTGGTTCAACTAGAATGGAGTCTGCGAAAGTAGTTCCAATCGTAGCAGTTGAAGCAGCTTAATAAATAGAAGGAGAATAATTATATGGCAAACTCAGTACAATTCGCAAAGACACAAGACACCCCTTCTGTAAAGTTAGATACGAATGAACTTCATGGAAGAGTAAGGATTGCTTATGCAGACTTTACTGCAAATGCAGCACAGGAAACTATCAATTTTTTCAGAGTACCAAATGGTGCTAGAATAATTGGTGGAAGAGTAAATCATATCGCACTTGGTGGAAGTACCACTTTATCAGTAGGACACGCAGCATACGTTAATGCAGCAGGAACTACTGTGGCAGCAGATCCAGATGAATACAAAGCAGCCGCTGCTTCGACATCTGTTTCAGCTTTCAACATTGCAGCTACAACAGCATTGGGTGAAAACTCAATTGTAGATGCACCAGAAGGTTTAGTTGTTACGGCAACTACTGCAGGTGGAAATGCAACTGGAAAAATTGAAGTCCAGATGACATACGTTCTTGATTAATAAATAAAAAAATTAAGTGGGGGAGCAATCCCCCATTTTTTAATATATAACCAATGGAGATAACATGAGCTTATACAAAAATATGAACGCAAGAAAAAAAGCAGGAACTTCAAGATCAAAAGCAAAATCAACAGTATCAGCTAAAGCATATAAAAATATGAAAGCTGGTTTTCCAAAAAAGAAAAAAACATAACACATGGCATCAGTAGTAGACATTTGTAATGGAGCATTAAATCAATTAGGTGCTACAACAATACTTTCATTAACAGAAGATTCTAAAAACGCTAGACTTTGTAATGCAAGGTATACACAAATAAGAGATGCTTTATTTAGAACTCACTCATGGAACTGTATTCAAGTAAGAGCATCATTAGCAAAAGATGCAACAGCTCCAGCTTGGGGTTTTACCTCATCATTTACTTTACCCGGAGATTGTTTAAGATTACTTTATATAGTTGATTTTGATTCTAATTATAAAGTAGAAGGAAGAAAAATTTTAAGTAACACATCAACAATGAAAATTTTATATGTTTCAAGAATTACTGACCCAAATGAATATGATGAATTATTAAGAGAAACTTTATCTGCTAATATAGCAGCTGACATTGCTTATGGAGTTACATCTTCTAATCCAGTAGCTCAAAATATGTATTCATTATTTCAAGATAAATTAAGAGATGCTAGGTTTGTAGATTCAACTGAAGGTCAAAATAATTCGCCTGATCTTGGAATGACAGATTCAATACAAGCTAGTACTTTTATTAACTCAAGGTTTTAATAAATGGCACGAGTTGCAGTACAGCTTACTAACTTTACAGGTGGAGAACTTTCTCCAAGACTAGATGGTCGTAATGATCTAACTAAATATTCATCTGGATGTGCAACTTTAGAAAACTTTATTGTTTATCCTCATGGTTCAGCAGCTAGAAGATCGGGTACAAATTTTGCAGCTGAAGTTGCTAATAGTGCAACCAAAACAAGGTTAATGCCTTTTGAATTTTCTACTACACAAACTTATATGTTAGAATTTTCTAATTTAAAAATTAGAGTATTCAAAGATGGAAGTTCAGTATTAGAAGGTAATAAAAATATATCAGCAATAACTAAAGCTAATCCGGGAGTAATTACTTCTAACTCACATGGTTATGTTACTGGAAATGAAATTAAAATAAGAAGCATTGTTGGAATGACGGAGTTAAACGACAAAAGATTTTTAGTTGTTAGAATAGATGGTAATACTTTTTCTTTAAAAAACAAAGATGGTGTGGCAATAGACACTACAAATTTTACTACTTATAATTCAGGTGGAGTTATGAATAGAGTTTTTGAAATTACTACAACTTACGCAACAAGTGAATTATTTGATATTAAATTTGTTCAATCAGCTGACGTTATGTATTTATGTCATCCTGCACATCCACCAGCTACACTTTCAAGAACAGGAGATATTAGTTGGACATTAGCTGATGTAGTATTTACCAAAGGACCATTTCAAGATGCTAATATTACAGCAACAACATTAACACCTTCTTCTGCTTCCACAGGATCAAGAACTATTACAGCTTCACAAGTAACAGGAATTAATGGTAATGCTGGTTTTTTATCTACTGATGTTGGAAGGTTTATATATTTCAATGATGGTTATGGAAAAATAACAGCTGTGGGTAGTACAACAAGTATTACAGTAGATGTTACTATAGCTTATGCTAACACAAATGCTATTACTGCTTGGCAACTAGGATCATTTTCTAACACTACAGGTTTTCCAACTTGTGTTACTTTCTTTGAACAAAGATTAGTATTTGCAGGAACAACTAACCAACCACAAACTGTATTCTTTTCTAAGTCTGGAGACTATGAAAACATGGATGCTAACATTGGTGGAACTGTAGCAGATAGTGATGCTATTATTTATACCATTGCATCTAATCAAGTTAATGCAATTAGATTTATGACAGCAACAAGAACTTTAGTTATAGGTACAGCAGGTGGTGAATTTACAGTATCAGGTGGTGGAACAGATAGTGCTATTACCCCAACAAATGTATTAATTAAAAAACAATCAAATCATGGTTCATCAAATTTAGATGCTGTATCAGTAGGTAACGTAACTTTATTTTTACAACGTGCTAGAAGAAAAGTAAGAGAACTTGCATATAACTTTGACGTAGATGGTTATTTAGCACCAGACATGACTATTCTTTCAGAACATATTACAGAAGGTGGACTAACACAAATAGCCTATCAACAAGAACCTAATCAAATTATATGGTCAGTTCGTGCAGACGGAGAACTTATAGGTTTAACATATCAAAGAGAACAAGAAGTTACAGCTTGGCACAGACATATCTTTGGTGGCATTACTGGCATACCTACAATTACAGTTACAGATTATGCAAATATTATAATTGGAACAAGAATTGTAATAACTAAATCAGATGGCACACAAATTACTTTTACCTCTACAACAGGTACTGCTTCTGCTCAACAATTTAAAAATGTAACTAATAATAACACTACAGCTACTAATTTAAAAAATTCTATTAACGCTGCTAACAACACATCAAACACAGGAGTAACTGCAATAGTTTCAAATAATATTATTACATTAACAGAAGCTGTACCAACAGGTTTAGGTTATTTAAGTATGAAAACTTTTGATACAACAAGATTAAAGGTTGTTAGTCAAACAAAAGCAGAATGTGAAAGTGTTGCTGTAATTCCTACAGACAATGATGAATACCAAACTTGGTTTGTTATTAAAAGAACTATTGATGGAGTAACAAAAAGATATGTAGAATTTTTAAATACATTTAATTTTACAGCATCGGATAATACAACATTTAATTTTTTAGATAGTGCAGCATCATATAATGGCACAGCTGCTACTACAATTTCTGGATTAGATTATTTAGAAGGTCAAACAGTTCACATTTTATCTAATGGTGCTACACACCCAACTAGAGTTGTAGTTAATGGTGTTATCACTTTAAACAAAGCATCTACTAATGTTAAAGTAGGACTTGGTTATTCATCAATATTACAAACAATGAGAATAGATGCTGGTTCTCAAAACGGAACATCACAAGCTAAAACAAAAAGAATATATGAAATTACTTTAA